GTTATATGAGTATCTTCTTCTTTTAGTTCAGGCTTGGTAAGATCTAAAAGAGCTTGTAATATTATAGCTAAGTATAAAGATTTATGAGGGTCTTTATTTGTAAGATCATATAAATCTTCAGCCGAAACACTAACATGTATGTTCAAAATATTCTTGAACAGGTCTATAAAATTTACCTCCTACATAATTATTGTAGAAGGCTGCTTCATCTGTTCCCTCAAGTGTTTTGGTTAACACATTATATTTTATTTGATAATAACATTCATAGTATCTTAGACTTCTTTTGTTTTTAAACTCTGCTAGAATTTCAAATTTAAAATTCTTTTTCCCAATCTTTTCTATATCATCTAGTAGTTGTTTACTAGATCCCATATAAGATTTCCAATTTGATTCAGATTTCTTTTTAGTTTTCTTATAATTAAAATATTGTTTGCATCCAACATAAGCTTTCTTATTTTTTAGATTGGTGATAATATAAACAAAGCCAAACTGAGAAAGATCTGGCTTACCTTTATATTCCCAATGCATTACCAGTTAACTACTTCAGGGACATCAGGTTCTTTACCAACTTGAACCAAGTATCTTTTACCTTTTGCGTATTGAAAGACACGTATCCCTCTTCCTTGGTTAACATCAGACCAACATTCTTTTTTATGACCACAATAAACACAACCAAAGGGTAACTTAAGATTACCAGACTTGCCATCAGGTACAGGACTATAGCACCTATCAGGGATGCTACTGTCAGTAACCATTCCTTTAAGAAATTTAATCCTTTCTTTAGCATTAATCATCTCCACTGAATGAACAGGAGTTAGGCAGATCTCTCCAGTAGATTTATCTATAGCAAGGAAAGCTGCCTCATCAACCCCATTAGCTTCTGCATAGGCAGAGATCTGAGCTATATATCCAAAGGGATCTTCCTCTAATAAGTTATTGTTTTTAAATTTATGGAAGCTGTTACCAGAGGCAGACTTGCAATCAACCAGAACTCCATCTATCATAGAATCTTGATGGCCTACAACTCCTTCTATCTCTACTTCCTTTTGCTGATCAGTAACCTTATGACCTGCAATTGCAGCACATAAAAGTAAAAACTCCTCCAGTATATAACCATATAAGAACTTAATTCTTGTACTAGCTTTCAATGGGATTGCATCTCTCTTGGTATTAACATCATACCAGAGTTGTCTGTCTGGTTTACCAATAGCTGACAATCTTAGGTTGCCATATTCTCTAGGCTTCTCATACATAAAATCTTTTATATGAAGCTTAAGCATTTCCCCAAAGGTATCTATATGTTTATCTACTTCTTCTTCCTTCATATCAATAGGATCAAGAGAGAATAAACTATATATATCTTCAACTAAAGTATTAATTTTTTTCATATTAAAAAATGGAGAGCAGCAAACTAACTAGCCTACTACTCTCCAAGTCTCCTTTAGGGGTTACGAAGCAAAAGGAATATCTTCAGCTTCATCATTAGTATAGCCTCCTTCAACTACACCAAAGTCATCGGCATACTGTACTGAACTAAAGTCGGTTACTTGCACGGCATTAAGGTAACCCTTAACACCACCACCGTATACAGTATATTCCTTGGGAAAATAAGAAGCATTCACCTTGGAACCATTTCCAATTCTGTTCTGTACCTCCCTTCCATTTACCGTTTTGGTACGAGGAAAATCATTACGATTGGAATCTTTTACATCTACACTACGAGGCATACCATCTTTGGTACGTGCATACTGCTTCAGGGTAACGAAATCTCCTCTGTCATCACCCTTGTTTTTGATGGTAAGACCATCAGTTTCTGCAACCTTTTTATTCTCCTTATCAAGGTTACAAACTTCTATACTCCACTCCCCTTCGGGATTGAATTTGGTGTTTGGGGTAATAATGTGCGCCCAATACGCATCTCCAGAAATTACACTCATTTACTATACTCCTTTTGATAATAACATTAAGATAATAACATAATTGATATAAAGATTTCAGTGAAAGCAACCTCCTCTCAATTGTTGACGAATTATAGCATATGCCTGACACTAAGTCAAACACTTAATTAACATACTGTAGAGTACGTAAGTACTCCCTCTACAGTATGTTAATTAATTCAGCTTCTTGATAAGGTATATGGAAGAATGGTTCTTGCAGATGAGGTTCTCCTATACGAGTGGAGTTCTGTATCTTCCCTATGGTAGACTCACCTACCAGATCACCATCCATAAACCAAGCCTTAGAACAATCAGTATTAAAGACTACAAAGATAAGCTCATGATCTTTAAATTCTTTCTTCCATTTATTTATTAGTCTTTGCTTCCTCTCAGGTATTCTTACTTCCTTCCAAGAAGAAGGCCAGATATTACTCCATTGATTTTTAATCTCAACCTCGAAGAAATAATTCTTACATGATCCATCTACATGCCAAAGCTTGGCAGAGATATCAAAGAAGTAGTCTTCTCTTTGTTCGATATCTGAGTAACCTTGTTGAGATAGATAGTTACTCATTGCATCCTTAGCTTTCTGATCGTTAGCCTTATAGGATTCCCTATCAAACTTTCGATTATTGTGTGACATTTAATGTATCTCCTTTAGATAAGATTAGATTTATAAAATTCCCTAAACAATTTCTACATAACTGTAATCTTTCTTTGTATTGTTTACCCATCTCGGTTCTTTTTTTGCCAACATTTCTTTTATACTTATTACTTTCAATAAAATCCGATAAGTCAGCTATAGTTCTTCTATTTAAATTAAACCATTCTCCACTTACATTTACTTCTTTTAAACATTCATGTAATGTCTGTTCTAATTCTATGACAGTATCATTATCTGAGAAAGCAGATGAATATATAATCTCAAGAGGAACCCAAGAACTAGTTTGTAATTGTTTTAATCTGGATTTAACATCATGACTTTTTCCTATTTTTACAGGGGTACATAATTCTAATCCATCACTAGCTAGTCCTGCAATAAAATAAATAAAAAATCTATCTGTACTTCCCTCTTTGGGTGGGTCTTTAGTATAAACATATTCAAACTTTGGATTAAGATCAAGTATCCTTTCTTTAATTTCAGGTCTGTGAAGAATCCTATGCCCTTGATTATAGCAAGATGATACTGAATAACCTGCTGATCTAGCTGCTTCTTTAGCATTAGGATAAGTAATAAAAGCTTGGCAAAAAGCTTCGTATCTGGGTTTAAGATGAAGCATTTAATGTGTTTCCTTCCATGTTGTTCCAACTTTGTACTCACAATCAAGAGGACATTTCATCTCTAATGTCTTTGTTGTTTCCAGCATAGCATCTTTGGTTATCTGACCAAATCTCTCTGCATCTGTCTTGGCTACCTCAAATTGGTACTCATCGTGGACTGAGGCTACCAGCTTGACATCTACTCCTGCCTTTCTAATGCCTTCATCCATATGAACAAGCCATTGCTTACAGACTATAGCTCCTGCTCCCTGTATGAGGGTATTGAGGGATGCATAGTCTGCCCTTATATGGAGTACTCTTCCATCTAAAGCCTTTATTGTACCTGTCTGTGATGCTTCAATAACATTATCCCTTAGCTTTTTCAAGCGAGGCATGTTGCGTAGGAAGTTAGTGATTAACTGTTGTCCTCTCTTAGCTCCTGCNCCTACCACCTTACCTATTTTGGNNGGNCCAGCACCATAAAGAAAGGCATAGATGAAAGTCTTNGCCTGATCTCTNGTCTGTAGTCCAGCCATTTTCTGATTGGCAGTATGGACATCACCAGTAAGAACCTCCTTGGTAAACTTGGGGTCATCCATATAGTGAGCCAGACATCTTAACTCCAGACCACTGGCATCTGTACCCATTAGAACATGGGTATCAGGATTATCTATAGTCCATAGATCTCTACACTCCTTACCATAAGGACTATAGATAGCTGGTACTTGGGCCATGTTGGGACTATGGTGAGCCATCCTGCCTGTTACTGTCCTGAGAGTAAGTACCTTACCTCTAACTCTTTCATCCTCCTCACAAGCTTGTATCCAAGCCTTGAGAAGACCTGTTCTCTTCTGAAGGAGAAAGTATCTGCTAAACATCTTAGCTTCTTTCATGTCCAGCTTATCAAGGATCTCCTCACTCACAATTATATTACCTTTGTCCGTAGTCTTGGTAGGTTTCCATCCTCTCTTCATAAGCCTGTCAGCTATCTGCTTTCTACTGGCTATGTTAAAGGGAATATACTTGGTCTTTGTTTTGAGGACAACCTCAGTAGGCTCAAACATTTCATCAGCCTTACGTTCCAGATCATGTTGTTCATCCTCAAGCTTGGATAGTAATACCATTGCCTCACGTATATTAAATGCAAACCCATTCTTCTGTTGTTGATCTATGATTGCTCTGATTTTTCTTTCAAGGTTATACGATCTTGTTGAGAACGAACAGCCTTCGATTGATAGTTGATGAGCAAGTTTGCTAGTGAGTGCCGTATCCATCCGACAATACTCCAACATAGCTGGAGTGTACGTAGTAAAATCATCGCAGTCTCCTTTAGGAAAGTTAAGTCTATCCCCCCATGACTGAAGGGAATGTCCACCATCTCTGATGGGATTAAATAACTGAGATTCAATTAAGGTATCTCTTATCTGAGATAACTTAATCTTGGAACCTGTTAGTCTGTTAAGTATGGGAGCATCAAAGCTAATACCGTTATGCATAATGAATTGATCTATCTGTTTAGACCACTCAGCAAACTGCTGGCATTCTTCTCCTATCCATATCTTTTCTTTATCAGAGTCATAGGATCGAGCTACTATACAATGTATTTTACTGGCATCAAGACTGTCTGTTTCTATATCAACTATTGCTTGGGTCATAATTCATATCCACTTGATAAGTAAATTTAAGGGGTATACAATAAAAGTTATTTCTTACCTCACTTTCCATGACAATATCTCCTGCTATATGCCATGCTTTCTTTAGATCTTTACGATAGACTATAAAAGTTAAGAGATCGTGTCGGTAATCTTTGTACCATCTGTCAACGATGACTTTATTTCTTAAAGATAGGCGTACTTCTTCCCACTTCTCAGGCCATTCATCCTCCCATTCTTCTATTACTTCTACTTGATACAAGAGTTTAAGATCCCCACTATTAATATGACACTTAATATTAAACTCTGAAGTATCTGGGGCTACAATTATATCAGGAATATGAGATAAAAGCCAGCCAATTGTTTGTTCTCTAGGCTGCATCATTATCTTCCATAAAAGGATTATCAACCTGAGACATCCTGCCTGTCTCCTTATTATAGTGGAGGTAACAGGCAATACCAGTATCTCCTGTGTATCTATTCTTGAGTATACGAATGGTAGTGGTGTTAGCCTCATGCTCATCTTCTGCTTGTTGATTTCTTTCCAAGGCTATAACACTATCAGATAGATGGGCTATGCTAGCTGACCCTCTAAGATGCGACAGGCTGACCTCTCTGCCATCCTCATGGCCTCTATCTCCTGTTGGTCTACGTAGGTGAGACACAAGCATGAGGGCTATCCCTGTCTCTTCTACAAGGGATCTTAACTTAGTCATTAGTACATCAATAGACTTTCTTTCATCTCCAAACTCTTCATTTCCTGATACCAGTATGGAGAGGTGATCCAGAAAGATCCACTTACAGTCCAGAGCTTTAGCCATATACCTTACTCTATCAAGGATTTCATTGTTAGATATAGAACCAAAGTGATCGAATGCATAGAACCTTTTACTATCAATAGTCTTCTTCTGCCACTCCCTAAGTTGCTCAGGAGTATACTGATCCCTTATTTCTTTTATGTATAGTCGAGCATTCGCTTCTACTGACATAAGATTAAAGGCTGTATGCTTTACATTTTCTTCCATACAAAGTACACCTATATTATCCAGAGTACTTAACATAATATGATGCATGAGTTC